TGCGCGTTTACGGAAAAAACCGGAGAAAAAAAATATGAGCCAGAAAAAGCGTAGCGATAAAAACAGCGTCACCGCCGCCCTCGGTGGTTTTAAGGGTGCAATTGAAAGCGTCCCCTTGCCGCAGGGCGTTGAGTTGCGCAGCGATGAGGAAATGGTAATTTGGGGGCAGTTCACGCGCGCACGCGCACGCGAGGATTGGCGCGATATGGACCTGCTTCTTTTAGCCAAGGTCGTGAGAATGGAAGCAGACATTCGCCAGCATCAAGAAACCTTAGATCGGTCGGGTGTTCTTATTCAAAACAAGCGTGGCACATTGGTTCCGAACCCACTAATCTCTGTGGTTGATACTTTGGAGCGCAGGCAGATGGCGGTGATCCGTTCTATGAGCCTTAATCAGATGGCAAGTGATCCGAGAACTGTGAACGGCGCCGCGCGAACCACTATTGACGCCAGTAACACTTTGAAGTCTTTTAGCGACAATGATTTGATCGCAATGCCGAGGGCTAACTGATGGATTTCTACGAAAACAAAATTGTGCAGGTTGAGGACTTGATACCTTATGCGTTGAACAGCAGGACGCACAGTGACGAACAGGTGGCGCAGCTTGCCGCGTCAATTCGGGAGTTTGGTTTTACCAATCCGATATTGATTGACCAGGATAGTAATATTATCGCTGGTCATGGCAGGTTGCTTGCTGCCAGAAAGTCAAAGATGGCGCAGGTTCCTGCCGTTGTTGTGACTGGCCTTGATGACCGCAAGCGCCGCGCGCTGGTTATTGCCGACAACAAACTTGCTTTGAACGCTGGCTGGGATGAGGAAGCATTGCGAGTCGAGCTTGAGGATTTGGCTGGAGACTTTGGCGAGTTGATGGGCTTCAGCGAAGATGAGCTTGTTGATTTGTTGCGCGGAGATGAGGCCACTGAGGGCTTGACCGACGAGGATGCCGTGCCAGATGCGCCGGAGGTTCCTGTAACGGTCGAAGGCGATGTGTGGTTGCTTGGGCGGCATCGGTTGATGTGCGGGGATAGCACAAGCATTGATGCGGTGGAAAAGCTGATGGGTGGTGTGAAAGTAGATATAATCTTCACGGACCCGCCATATAACGTGGCCTTTAATGGCAGAAGCGGAAAGCACGATGTAATTAAAAATGATGACTTAGAGGATTCGCAATTTTCTGATTTTATTGGAGAGGCTTGTAATGTTATTGCTTCTCTGGACGCAAAGGCTGTTTATGTTTGGTGCAACTGGAAATTCTATGGCGAGCTTCAGGGCAGGCTTCCTTATAAGGCTTGCATAGTTTGGGCTAAAAATGTTTTTGGCTTGGGACGTGGTTATAGGCACCAACATGAATTTTGTTTGTTTAATGGTAGCGTAGATGACGCGATCAAGAACGAAAGTGATTTGTGGGAAGTAAAAAAAGATACAGCATATAAGCACCCAACTCAAAAGCCAGTTGCATTATCTGTTAGAGCTTTTGGCAATCATATAAGGCTTACAAATGTTTTAGATCTTTTTGGTGGTTCTGGATCAACCCTTATTGGTGCGGAGCAAACTGGGCGTAATTCTTTCGTGATGGAGCTTGATCCCAAGTATTGCGATGTGATCATCAAACGCTGGCAAGAGTTCACTGGAGAAAAAGCAACCCATGCGGAAAGCGGAAAGACCTACGAAGAGCTTTCAGCATGACCACACGCGGCGAAAAAGTTTGCCAGTTCATTGAAGCCTTCTGTCCTGTGCCGGAGGGCAAGCTGGTTGGCAAGCCGCTCAAGCTAATGAAGTTCCAGCGCAAATTTATTCTCGACATTTACGACAACCCGAAAGGCACAAGCCGAGCCTATCTGAGCGTTGGCCGAAAGAACGGCAAATCTGCGTTGATCGCGGCGATCCTGCTTGCGCACATAGTTGGCCCGGAGGCAAGGCAAAATAGCCAGATCACTAGCGGCGCTCGAAGCCGGGATCAGGCCGCTCTTGTTTTCAAGTTGGCTGAAAAGATGGTTCGTCTTTCACCCCGCCTGTCTCAGATTATCAAGATTGTCCCCAGCCAAAAATCATTGGTCGGGTTGCCGATGAATGTTGAATATAAGGCAATCAGCGCGGAGGCTGGAACCGCTCACGGTTTGTCGCCTGTTTTGGCGATCTTGGATGAGGTCGGTCAAGTTAGAGGTCCGACTGATAGTTTCATTGAGGCCATCGAGACAGCGCAGGGCGCTCACGATGATCCTTTGCTAATTGCGATCAGCACGCAGGCTGCGACTGACGGCGATCTTTTTAGCATTTGGCTTGATGATGCCAAGAACGCCAAAGACAAGCGGATCGTCTGCCACCTATACACCGCGCCGGAAGACTGCGAGGTCATGGACAAAGCGGCTTGGAAGGCGGCCAACCCGGCGCTGGGCGAGTTCCGCAGTTTAAAAGATATTCAAGACTTTGCAAAACAGGCGGCTCGCCTGCCAGCAAAGGAAAACAGCTTCCGTTGGTTATTTTTAAATCAGCGTATTGAGGCGACATCGCCGTTTCTTTCCAGAGCAGAATGGGAGGCCAACAACTCAGAGCCAGAGGTTGAGCCTGGTATGAGCTGTTATGCTGGTCTTGATTTGTCGGCCAGCCGAGATTTGACTGCTTTTGTAATGGCCTTCCCAATTGATGACGGATATCACATTGTTCCGCAATTCTTTTTGCCTTCTGATGGTATTCGTGAGAAATCAAAAAATGATAAAGTTCCGTATGACTTGTGGGCAGACCAAGGATTCCTGACCTTGATTGATGGCCCGGTAATTATCCCAGCAATGGTTGCAAGAGCTGTTGCCGAGGCTTCCGAGCGTTACGATATATCGCTTCTGGCTTATGACCGCTGGCGCATAAATGATTTCCAACGCGAGCTGGATGCAATCGGTGCGCAAGTTCCTATGACTGCGTTTGGCCAGGGGTTTAAAGACATGGCTCCTGCGGTTGATAAGCTGGAGAGATTAGTTGCTGAAAGAAAATTGCATCACGGTGGCAATCCTATTTTGAATATGTGCGCTGCTGGAGCTGTTGCGGAGCGTGATCCGGCAGGCAATAGGAAGCTAAATAAAAGTAAAAGTGTCAGCAAAATTGATGGCTTAGTGGCACTGGCTATGGCCTTGGGAGCTTCATCCCATGACGAGCAGGTTATGTCTTCGTCTCCTTGGGATGACCCTGCCTTTACGATTGCGGTTTAATGTGTTAATTTGCAACAAACATCGAGGACGCTCGTAGATGGCTTTATTTGACCGCTTTCGCAAACCGGAAAGTCGCAACTTAGAAAACCCAAGCTCACCTGTATCAGCAGAGGATTTTCTGCAAGTTATGGGTTGGGGTGAAATGTCGGCATCTGCTGGCGTTACGGTTAATACTGACACCGCTTTAGGTGTTCCTGCCGTTTGGGCCGCTGTAAATTTCCTGAGTGGTACGTTGGCTGGATTGCCGCTGCACGTTTACCGAAAAACCGCCAACGGACGCAAGAAAGTTTCTGGACCGCTTGAGGGTATTTTGCACGATGCGGTAAATGAAAATATGTCATCATTTGAGTGGCGCAAATATATGTTCGACCAAGTATTCACTGGTGGACGTTGCGTTACTTACATTGAGCGGTCTGGCAATGGCGCTGTCAAAAACTTGTGGCCGCTTGACCCGAAATATACTCGCGTTGAGCATCGCACCGAGGGTCGCCGTCAGGTTCGCGTTTACCTGCACAATGGTCAGACCTATTCCGCCAGCGAAGTTTTAGATGTTCCGTTTATGCTCAAGTCCAATGGCTTGGATGTGCGTGGGCCTATTGCAACCAACCGTGACGCAATTGGCATGGCCATCGCTGCAAGTCGTTATGGTGCAAAGGCGTTTCAATCTGGTGGCATCCCGCCAGTGGTGTTGCAGGGTCCGTTCCAAAGCGGCGCGGCTGCTGCTCGTGCGTCTGATGACGTTGCCAAGACCACTGCAAAGCTGGCTCGCGAGGGCCGTCCGGTAATGGCGCTTCCAATGGGTCACGAGATGAAGCAGATCGGCTTTAACCCAGAGCAGATGCAGTTAATTGAGTTGCAGCGGTTTAGCATTGAGCAGATTGCGCGCATTTACAGCTTGCCGCCTGTGTTCCTGCAAGACCTGACGCATGGCACATTCAGCAACACTGAGCAGCAAGATTTGCACTTTGTAAAGCACACGTTGAAGCGTTGGATTGAGCAGGTTGAGCAGGAAATGAACCTCAAATTGTTCCCTCGCGGTTCAAAGCAATACATTGAGTTTAATGTTGATGGCTTGCTGCGCGGTGACTTCAAGACCCGCATGGAGGCTCACGCGACCACTATCCAGAACGCAATCCGCACTCCAAATGAAGTTCGCACGATTGAAAACATGGAGCCGCTTGAGGGTGGCGATGACTTAATGATCCAAGGTGCAACAGTGCCTATTTCCGGCCAAGGCGGAGGCTTTGATGCCGATACCTAATGATGCAATGGCAGATGAGGCACAACGCGGTCTTGATTGGCGAAGAGAGTATGGTCGTGGCGGAACTGAAGTTGGCATAGCTCGCGCTAGGGACATATCAAATAAAGAGAATTTAAGCATTAGCACAGTTCGCAGAATGTCTAGTTACTTCGCCAGACATGAGGTTGACAAGGAAGCTGAAGGCTTCAGGCCAGGTGAGGATGGATACCCAAGCAACGGTCGTATCGCTTGGGCGCTCTGGGGCGGTGATGCTGGCCGCTCTTGGGCGAACAGGATTTTGGAGCAAGAAGACGCAGATAGAAGCCGTGTGGACGCGGGTGGCGCTTCTGTGTTATATTTGTCAAAACATATGGAGGCCGCGATGGCTGAACGTGAAATTCGAGCAATTGCGCAACCTCTTGAGGTTCGTGAAGATGAAGGCGATGCGATCCGTGTTTCGGGTTATGCTGCGGTATTCGGCGAAGAGACAAACATCGGCGGCATGTTTACCGAGGTGATTGAAAAGGGCGCATTTTCAAGCGCCCTTGAGCGCCAAGATGACGTTGTTTTCCTAATCAATCACGATGGTTTGCCTTTAGCTCGCACCCGCTCCGGCACTTTGAGATTGATTGAAGATGAGCGCGGATTATTTATGGAAACAGAGCTTGATGGTTCTGATCCAGATGTTCGCAGCATTGTTCCAAAAATGAAGCGCGGCGACCTTGATAAGATGTCTTTCGCATTCATTCCCACCCGTCAGGAGTGGGATGACAGTGGCGATATTCCAAAACGAATGATCCAAGACTTGCAATTGCACGATGTCGCTATTGTCACAACTCCAGCCTATGATGGCACAGAGATTGGTCTTCGCTCACTTGAGACGCATCGTGCGAACGAAACAAAAAACCAATCTGCGAGACGACTTCGCATGAAGGCTAAGTTTTAACGAGATAACGGCGGTTCCCGCTGTTTGCCCGTTTATTTCCCCCGCCCTTGGGCAAGGCATTTTAGAAGGAGGCCAAAATGGCTGATCTTAAAACACTGCGGGAGCAAATGGCAAACATTGCCACCGAGGCCCGTTCCAAATTGAACGAAGTGACCGACGAAACTCCAGAGGCTCGCGCTTCTGAAGTGGAGCGTGAATTTGACGCCATGATGGCCGATCACGATAAGCTGGCTGCAAAAGTTGAGCGCCTGCAAAAAGTTGAAGCTGCGTTGCGCGCTGGTGACAGCGTTGATCTTGATCGCCGCCCAACATTCGAAGATCGTTCTGCGCCAGCCGTAGACGAAGGCTTCAAAATGGACTACCGCGCAGCATTCGCTGAAATGATTGCTGCTGGTGGTGATGCTTTTGTTGACACAGAAGTTCGCAACGTGTTGCGTGAAAACCGCGCGCAAGTTGGTTCCACTGACTCTGCTGGTGGTTACACTGTCCCAACTGAGTTGGCTACATTCATTGAAAAAGCAATGATTGCAACTGGCCCAATGTACGACAGCACATTGTTCACAGTTATCAACTCTGCTGATGGCCGTCAGTTCAACATCCCAACCGTTGACGATACAGCCGTTACTGCCGTTGCGCACACTGAAGGCACTCAGCCAACAGACGATGGCGGCAAAGATGCAACCTTCGGTCAAAAATCCGTTGGCGCATTTGCTTTCGATTCCGAGTGGATTCGTTGGTCTGCCGAGTTGAACGCTGACAGCATCTTGAACATGGAAAGCCTGTTGGGCGAATTGATTGGTGAGCGTCTTGGTCGCATCGCTAACAGCAAGCTGACAACTGGCTCTGGTTCTTCTGACGTTGAAGGCATCGTGACTAACTCAGCCCTTGGTAAAACAGCAGCCGCAGTCGCAGCCGTGACAGCAGATGAGATCATTGATCTCGTACACTCTGTTGATCCAGCTTATCGCAACTCGCCTTCCACAGCAATTATGATGAACGACAGTACACTTGCTGCGGTTCGCAAGCTGAAAGACGGCAACGGCAACTACCTATGGCAGATGGGCAACTATCAAGCTGGCGTTCCACAGAACTTGCTGGGCTACAACGTAGTTGTAAACCAAGCAATGGATAGCCTTGCCACAGGCAAAAAGGTTATGTTGTTTGGCGATATGTCCAAGTTCTACGTCCGCAAAGTTGGCGCTCCTTCGATCTACGTTGCTCGTGAGCGTTTCGCACCAGATTACGGCATTTTGGGATACATCCGTTTCGACGGCGTACTGTCCAACACAGCCGCAATCAAGCACCTCAAATGTGCATAAATAAAGTAGGCGGGGGCTTCGGTCCCCGCTTATTCACAGAAGGGGAATTTCTATGAAAGTTCGTTTATTGACTGGCATGGCCGGGATCAACTTTAGCCACAATGCTGGTGATGAGATTGATTGTAATGAAGCAGAAGCAAACCGTTTCATTGAAGCGGGTATAGCTGAGGCTATTTCTGTGACGCCAGCAAAGGTTGAGCGCGCCACAAAAAAGATCAAACTCCGCAAGGCAGTTTCTGAGGAATAAGTCATGGTTAAGCCGCTTTCGTGTCATCATTCACTTGAGATAGTGGACGCTCCCTTGATAACTCCGATCACTATTGAGGAGGTAAAGGCGCAACTGCGAGTTGAGCATGATGACGATGATACGATATTGACGCGGCTGATTGATGTCGCCGTTGCATATACGGACGTGCGCGGCGCACTCGGCCAGGCCATGATTACTCAAAAATGGGCGCAATGGATAAACGCAAATCCGCCTCAGAATGTTTCTTTAATACTTGGCCCGGTTCAAAATGTGACTGCGGTCAAATATTATGACACTGATGGCGTTCTTCAGACTGATGACATCAACAATTATCAAGTTTTTGGCACTGACTTTGCTACAGTTATAAGTCCAAAAGATAGCTTTGCATGGCCTGTCTCACAGCAGCGGTCAGATGCTATTAAGATTGAATATGAGATTGGATACGGTGACGAAATCACTAATGTCCCGCAGACGATCCGGCACGCTCTGATGCTTCTTATCGGCCACTGGTATGACAACCGCGAGCAAACTGGCGTTGACGAGCTTTCTAATATTCCATTTGGATATGAGGAAATGCTTAATTTGCACAGGAATTGTTGGTATGGTTAAGGCTGGCCTAATGCGTGAGCGCGCCGTGTTTCAAAGGCTCACCGAGGGTGCTTCTGACGAATATGGCAATGTTTATAGTGGGTGGAGTGATCTGGCTACTAGATCGGCTGATCTGCGAGAGCAGAAAGGCCGTGAGCGCATCAACGGCGGTGTTCTAAGCGATGTAGCCTTGGCAACAATGCGAGTTCGATCAGACAGCACAACCTCTACTATCACCTCTGCTGACCGCGTTGTTGCACGCGGCATAACTTGGGCGATCAAGGATGTTATGCAGGTTGACGCTAAAGATACCTTGATGGAGTTTATTCTTGAGAAGGGTGTTGCGGCGTGAAGATTACTGGCCATAAGAAACTGATGAAGCAAATGAAAGATTTGCCGCAAGAAGCTCACAAGGCTTTGGAAAACTCTATTCAGAGATCAGTTAATTATGGCGTCAGAAAGGCTCGCTCAATTGTTCCTGTCGCCAGCGGTGATTTGAAAAAGGGAATAAATGGAAATGTCATAACAAAGTCAGGCGAAATATTTGGCTTTATTAACTTTTATGATGGTGAGTTTAGTGAGGGTCTCGCGGCAAGCTCCATCAACTATGGCTACGGAAACATGACATTTGGTTATGAGTTCCGAAAAGAGGTTAAAAAAATGGTTGGTGATCGCCACAAAAGAACTGTTGCGAGAAACCTAAACAAAGCTATCAAGGATGCGATGAATGGCTGATGGTTACGCACTCGCAACCCAGGTTGGCGTTTTAGCAGCATTGAAGGCAAACTCTGGGGTCACTTCCTTGGTTTCAACTCGCATTTATGACGAGCCTCCACAGGATGTTGTTTTTCCATACTTGCGCTTTAACACAATTCAACCAAATGCTTTTGACACTGACACCGCTCAAGGTGCCTTGGTTGACATCAGCTTGGAGGCTCATTCTCGCAGCGCCTCTGGCCGAGTTGAGGTCACACAGATAGCGGAGGCGGTTCAGGCCGCTCTGCACCGCCAGGAAGCATCTGTTTCGATTGCAGGCTACACCTTAGTCGAATTGATATTTGAGGCTATATCGGTTACAAGAGATAGTGAGGGCCGTGGCTTTACGGCTGTCATTTCGCTTCAAGCTATGCTTGACACCGCCTAAACTCCGGCGCTCTGGGCAAGCGCACAACAATGGAGGCCAGTTATGGCTAAACAACTCGGACGCGCCTTGCTGGTCAAAATCGGCGATGGCGAAGCATCGGAAACATTCGCAAACCTTTGCGGATTGAATTCTAAATCACTTACAATCAATAACTCTTCTATTGATGTGACAACTCCAGATTGCACAACGCCAGAAGGCGCTTTGTGGACTGCAACTCTTGCTGGCCTTAAAAACCTAAGCGTCTCGGGCGATGGCTTTTTTGAAGACAGTACAGCAGAAGCACGCATGAACACTGTGGCAATGTCGGCTGACAATGCAGTAAACATGCAAGTCGTTGTTCCTGACTTTGGTACATATGCTGGCGCTTTCCGCATTTCTTCTTTGGAATTTGGCGGCGAGACTGAGGGTGGCGTTACTTACTCCATCTCTCTTGAAAGCAATGGCGTAGTGACGTTCACAGCAGCATAATGGCTATAACTGCTGAAGCACAGCGAGGTGGTATCGTCGAAACTATCGGCGATGCCACTTATTCTTTTAAACTCCGTAATCGTGAGATTGAACGGTTTGAAGATAAATATCGCGGTATATTTGACCTTTGGGATGGCTTTTTTAGCCGAGGCACTAAGCCGACGAGCAAAGAGGTGCGCGACCTTGTGGCCTTGGGTCTGGTCGGCGGTGGTATGAAAGACGCGCAGGCCGATGCGGTTATTAATGACTGCACGCCAGAAGACCTGCTGAGGCTTTATCAAATCGCTCAAGCACTTCTCGGTGTTGCGTTTATGCCTGACGTTGGTGAAGAAAAAGAATTAAAAAAAAAGACGGAGGTCGGAGACATAGCCGACTAAACGTCAGGTCCATGATCGGCAACGGGATCATCGCTGGCTTACATCCAGAAGAAATTCGTGATATGATCCCGAAAGATACATGGGTTGCATTTAAGGGTTGGTCTGATGCACATTCACCTAAAGAGGCTGGCGCAGAAGCTATGACCTCGGGTGACTACAAAGAGCTGGTGAGGCGAGTCGATGGCAATTAATGCAGAACAATTAAACATCATTCTTGCGGCCCGTGACAAAGAGTTCACAAAAGCGATGGACCGCAGCCAAAAGCGCGTTGAGCGTTTTGCGCAGCAATCTCAAAAACAATTAAGCAAAACTGGAAAGTCTTTTGACGCGCTGTCTGGGGTTGCTTCAAAGTTTGGCGTTGCCTTGTCTGCTGGCGTTGTGGCAAGCGGTTTTGCTAGAATGATAAAAGACGCAACGGATGCCGCTGTCCGTATTGATAACCTTTCAAGGGTCGCGGGTCTCAGTGCGGAAAGGTTCCAAGAGATGACTTTTGCCGCAAGAAAATTTGGGGTTCAAGAAGAAAAGCTGGCCGACATACTTAAAGATGTAAATGATAAGTTTGGTGACTTTTTTCAAACTGGCGCTGGTCCATTGGCCGACTTTTTTGAAAATATTGCACCCAAGGTTGGTCTGACTGCAAAAGAGTTTAAGAACCTGTCAAGCGAGCAGGCTCTTGGGAAGTATGTTAAGGGCTTGCAGGATGCGAATGTAAGCCAGCAAGAGTTGACGTTTTACCTTGAGGCGATTGCCTCGGATGCAACTTTGCTTGCGCCGTTGTTGTTAAATAACTCTGAGCAGCTTGAGAGAATGGCTGTTGCCGGGCGAGACCTGGGCGTCGTTATGTCTAATGATATGATTACAAATTCAGTTGCAATGCGCAGGACTTTTGATGAAGTCATGGACGTTATGACCGCAAAGTTTAATACATTTGCTCTCACTGTTGTTGCAGGATTTGATAAGATTTTTAACATCAGCAAGGGCGAGCAACTTAAAGAGTATCAGCAGGAATTGGATGCTCTAAATAGAAGGGCTTATGAAGCAAGTGAGACGATCAGGGAGCTTGCTACTGGTGAGGTTACAATAAGTGCTGGTTTTTTTGGAAACACTGAAGATCAAAAAAAATTGCAACAAGCCGCAATAGATGCAGCACAGGAAGAATTGACTCTTATTCAGGGGAAGCAGACTGCTATCCGTGACGCAATGGCCCTAATTCGAGAGCAGCAAAATGCGGCTGCGGAATTAAAGGCAACGCTTGATGCTCTGCAAGGTGGCGGCACTACCACCACCACAACCTCTGGAGGCGTAACAACGACGCCAGCAGGCACACCTCCAGGAAGCACTGACAACAATCTCCAAAGAGCTTTGGACGCAATTTTCAATCCGTTTCTTGATGCAACAAAAGATGCTGTTTTTGAGACTGGGATAAAAGGTCTCAAACCTCTTGAGCAGGAAATAGCAAGATTAGAGCGCCGCAGAGATCAAATGATTGAAAATGCGAAGATTGCTTATAAAGACGCTGGCGAAGAGATGGACAGCTATGATATTGTCCAAATCCAAAATATTGCTTATGCTTGGTTTAACGCTGAGAAGGAAGCGGCTGAATTTGCCAACACGCAATCGTCGGCTTTATCAGAGAGCGAGTTGGATTCTTTAAGGGCCGCAAAAGCCTTAAAGGTTTATACAGACCAACTTGAGCAGCTTGGCGTCACGGCGTCTGAATTTGAGACTATTGGCAACACAATGCAAAGTTCTATGGAAGATGCTTTTATGTCAATAGCTGACGGAACTGCATCAGCTAAAGATGCCTTCAAGTCAATGGCTGCGGATGTAATCAGACAACTTTACAGGGTTCTTGTGGTTCAAAGAATGGTTGGGCAATTAGCAACGGCAACGTCTGCTGGTTCTGGAATTATGGGCTTTATCGGCAGCTCACTTGGTATAACTGGGGCAGCATCTGGGCGATCAGTCAATGCTGGCCAACCTTATATGACTGGCGAGCATGGCAGAGAGTTATTTGTTCCTCAATCCAACGGTCGTGTTTTAAGTGCTGCACAAACAAACAATCTTGGTTCAAATGACGGCGGCATCACCGTCATCCAGAACAACACATTCCAGAGTGGCGTTACTCGCTCTGAGGTTAGTGCGCTTTTACCACGGATGGTTGAGGCATCGAAGGCTGCGGTGCTTGATGCCAAGCGCCAAGGCGGATCATACGGAAAAGGCTTCGCATAATGGCTATCTCATATCCACTCTCGTTGCCGACGCATACAGGCGTTGCTGAGATTGAACTACGGGCGAAAAATGCGGTGGCATATTCTCAAAGCCCGTTTACATTTGCCGGACAAGCTCACGCATACTCAGGCCAAACCTGGCTCGCTGATGTAAGTCTTCCACCTATGAGGCGGGTTGATGCCGAGAAGTGGGTTTCATGGTTGGTTTCACTTCGCGGTCAGTTTGGCACGTTTTTGATGGGAGATACAACTTGCTCAACTTCAAGAGGGTTAGCATCTACATTCCCTGGCAACCCAATCATCACTTCTCAGACTGGCGGAACAATTTCTGTCACTGGCGCGTCTACTAGCAAGTCTGGCTGGTTGCTGGCTGGAGATTACATCCAAATCGGAACTGGGAATGACTCCACTCTTCACAAGGTTCTTGTTGACGCAAGCACTGATGCAAGCGGAAATGTAGCTTTGGAAATATGGCCTCATGTCAGAGGCACTCGCAGTGGTTCAGTTTCTGTATCAAATACGCAGGGGCGTTTCAGGCTCTCGACTAACGAGCAGTCGTGGAGCATTAACAACGCCTCAGTTTACGGCATTAGCTTCAGCGCGATGGAGGCGATATGACCCGCAGCACTCCAGCATCCTTACTGACGGCATTAAGCCAGCCAGAGGTTCAGCCTTTTTATGCTGTTGAGATGGACTTTGACAGCGCGCCAGTTCGCTTTTGGACTGGCTACGGTGATCGCACAGTTGGTGGTGAAACCTATCTCGGCACAGGCAACCTTCTCAGCATTGGCGGCTTGGAAGAGGTAAGCGATCTGTCGGCCAAGCGGATCACGTTGCAGCTTTCTGGCGTTCCCGCATCATTGGTTTCACTTGCACTGCAAGAGCCGTATCAGAACCGTGAATGCAAAGTTTACTTCGGAACCACTGACACCAGCACGCCGATAGAGGTATTCAGCGGCCTGATGGACGTTATGACCATCGAGGACAGTGGTGACACCAGCACGATCTCTTTGACCGTAGAGAGCAAGCTGGTGCGCCTGGAGAAAGCGTCAAACTGGCGCTATACAGATGGCAGTCAAAAGTCTCGCTATCCAAGTGACACGTTCTTTTCGTATCTTGCCGACTTGCAGGATCGTGACATCGTTTGGGGCCGGGAGGTCAAGTCTGACTGATGGGGCCACGCGAGCGACTTAACGCCTACATAAAGGCCATGAGTGACAAGCCATTCGTCTGGGGTCAGCATGATTGTTTGACGTTCACCAACGACGCCTTCAAGGCTATGCACGGCGATGGCTGGGCTGACGATTGGCTCGGTCGCTACATGGAAGGTAGCAGGGTATTTAGGCGCAGTGAAATGGTGAAAGAGTTTGGCTATAGCGACTTTTACCGAGCTGTGGATGACAAGCTAGATCGCATTGAGCATGTGCCGCCTCTTGGTGCGCTTGTAACGACGAAGAAGGCTCGCAAGTGGGTCACAGGTGTTGCTATGGGTATCTGCACTGGCAGCAAGGGTGCTTTCTTGGATAAGGTTGGTGTGATATACCTTCCGCTAGATGACATTGATGGAGCGTGGGTTAAATCATGAGTAAGAATTTTCCATACAATGTGATGCGGCATAGAGATTGGGATCGCGCTCCGCGTGTTGAGGCTATTGCAACTGCGATAATTTCTGCAACTGGTGCGCAAACCGCTCTGGCCATCGCTGCAATTTATGCTGGAACGTATCTTGCTGTTACCGCCGTAACATCATGGGCAATATCCGCTCTTGCGCCAAAGCCTGACTTTAGCTCTTTTGGATCGCAGGGTACTTTGGTCAATGCCAGAGATGCCACTGCGCCTGTTGACTTTGTTTACGGCCAAGTCCGAAAGGGTGGGACAGTCAGTTATTATGAGTCCACTGGTGAAAAGAATAGGTTCCTACATCAAATCATCGTCCTTGCTGGGCATGAAGTTGAGCAGATTGGCGACATCTATGTAAACGATGAGATTGTTACGCTTGACGGCGATGGGTTTGTTACTGGAGATACTTGGAATAGCAAAATCCGTATCCAGAAATTTGATGGCAGTCAGATAGCTGCACCCGAAGACCTCTTAACCGAGTCAGAGCTGACAGGATCAGATGCCCTAACATCTGACTTCATCGGCAATGGTATTGCTTATCTTTACGTCCGCTATGAGTACGACGGTGAAGTGTTTGCCAGCGGCGTTCCGCTGATTACTGCTGTTGTGCAGGGTAAAAAGGTTTATGACCCGCGAACATCCACGACCGCATATAGCAACAATGCGGCTCTCTGCATTCGTGACTTTATCACAAGCACATATGGCCTAAGTGATAATGCGATTGATGATGTGAGCTTTTCCGCTGCGGCTAACGAGAGTGATGAAGATGTATCTCTAAGCGGCGGCGGCACAGAGAAGCGGTACACGATCAATGGCATTGTCAAAGCTAGTTCCCCTACAGGCAAGGTTTTGGGCGACATGGCCACTGCCTGCGCTGGCACGTTGTTCTGGGGTTCTGGTTACTGGAAGCTGAAGGTCGGCGCATATACTGCACCAGTTAAGACGTTGACGCTTGATGACCTGCGTGGGCCGATCAACCTGCAAACCAGGTCAAGCACCAGGGACAGCTTTAACGGCGTCGGTGGTACATTTAACAACGCTGATGGCGATTTTATCACCGCTGATTATCCTGCAATCAAAAGTAACGTATTCAAAGCCGAGGATGGCGGCGATGAAATGCTGCTGGACTTGCCACTGCCATTCACCACCTCGGCCTCTACAGCCCAGCGCATCGCGAAGATGACGCTGTATCGTGGCCGCGAGCAGATGACGATCAGTGCTGACTTTGGGTTGGAGGCGTTCAACATTGAGGTTGGCGACATCATTGCCTTCGATAATGATCGCTACGGCTTCGATGGCAAAGAGTTTGAAGTCATCGGCTGGAAGTTTGCGTCAGACCAAGAAGCTGGCGATCTGCGGGTAACTTTGACCCTGCAAGAGACATCTGAGGCGGCATTTGATTGGAACGCTGAAGAAAGCGACATTATTGGTAACAATACCAATTTGCCTGATGCTGGCGCTGGCCTTGCGATCACCAATCTGACGGCTTCCGGCGGCGGTCGCACTCAGGGTGATGGCACTTTCATTAACTCCGCCATATTAAACTGGGACGATGTGTCGAATGCTTTTTCTGCCTACTACGAGGTTGAATGGAAGGCACTGGCTGATAGTACATATTCCAGTACAACAACCGTTGAGTCAGCGATTGAGATTTCGCCTCTGGTTGATGGGGTCGAATATATATTCCGTGTGAGGGCCGTCACTGCGGCAGGCGTTTACGGTCCATATTCTACTGTTCAGTTTACAGGTGGTGGAGATGTAACTGCGCCGGGTCTACCCACAGCAATTACTGCTGATGGTGGCTTCAGGTACATTACGATTAACTGGACAAACCCAGCGGATGCCGATCTGAACTTTGTTGAGGTTTGGGAGAACACTTCCAACTCATCATCTGGCGCGACAAAGGTTGGTATATCTGGTGGTAGCGAGTTCGTTCGCTCAGACTTGGGCATACAAGAAACTAGATACTACTTCTTGAAGGCGGTGGATTACAGTGGCAACGCTTCTGCGTTTACTACTGGTGTATCAGCGACAACCACCTTCATTGATGACGATGACTTTGCCAATGGTGTCTATAGTTTGTTCACCGACCAAGGTTTATATGCCATTGAGGATGTTACATCTCTACCTGCATCTGGTGACTTTACGGGTCAGAAGGTGTTCAACCGTACTGACGGGAAGTTGTATCAGTGGACAGGTTCCATTTGGGAGCAAGTTGTCGGAGGTGCTGAGGACTTTAGTGACTTAACCGGGGCTATTGCTGGCGCTCAAATACCAGAGGGTCTGATTGACACACTCAAGTTGGCCAATGATGCAGTGACAAGCGCTAAGATTGCGGCAGATGCAGTTACTGCTGACGCTATTGAAGCGGGGGCTATAACAGAGACTAAAATATCTAGCGAAGCAATCACTACGCCTAAGATTGCCGCTGGGGCTGTGACAGCTTCTGAAATTGCCGCAGGGAGTATCACCTCTAATGAGATTGCAGCTAACACGATTGCAGCGGGTAATATTGCCACTGGAGCTATCACAGCGGATGAGATTGCATCCAACGCTATAACCTCTGCGAAGATTACTGCTGGTGCTATCCTTGCTGATAAGATTGCTGCTGAGGCAATTACAGGGGTCAAGATTGCTGCTGAGGCAATTACGGGTGACAAGATTGCAGCGAATGAAATCACGGGTGGTCTGATTGCTGCATCAGGTATCATTACAAACTCAGCGCAGATTGACGATGGTGTCGTGACTAACGCTAAAATAGAAAACGCTGCAATTACATCTGCAAAAATAGATGACTTGGCAGTAACCTCTGCAAAAATAGATGCCTTAGCAGTAACCGACGCAAAGATTGGGAGCTTGAGTGCCGATAAGATCACCGCTGGTACACTGGATGTAGCTAGATTGCCGGGGATTGGTGTGGCTGGAGCTACCACTGTAGATAGTTTCTTCAACACCTCTGGGACGGTTAATGTCACTGTGTCCTTTAGCGGAGTAACTACTGGATCAAGCATGATTGCAGTTATCACTGGTAGATTTGGGATGAGTAAATCTAGCCCTATAGTTGGCATAGTTCCAGTAGGAACAAACGTAACATTAGCTCACACGCAATCAACTGGGGGGTTCGTCTCAGAAAATTCTAGTCCCATCACACCGCATACTCACGCGGTCTCGGCTACAGCCACCTCAACAAGCGGCTCACTAGGATTTACGTTAAGTGGAACTCCTAGTGGCAATATGTATTACAGGGTCGCAGTTTCACTCCTGACGTTTAAGGCTTAATATGAGATACACATTATACAAATCAAACGGTCATTGGCTTGCAGATGTAGACTGCACAGGAGATGTTCCAACATTAGAGCTTAATCAGCAGATCGTAAGTGGCGAACATGGTCCAGACACAATGCTTATCGATGGAACTGTTTGCCCTGTCAGCGGTGATGCACTTGTTGAATATAATGAAAGTCTAATGGATGAATTAAGGTCAACTAGGAACCTAATGTTAAAGTCATCTGACTGGACACAAGTTCCAGATGCACCAGTGGATCAGGCTGCTTGGGCTACCTATCGTCAAGCCCTTCGTGATTTACCAGCGAACACAGTTGACCCTGCAAATGTAAATTGGCCGGAAAAGCCTTCTTAATTTACCTCGCTTCGCATTTGTGCTAACGTGCGAGCAACTTTGGAGACACATTGATGACCACCATTACACATAAGCGCGGAGACACATTCGAACTCTCCTCAACGATTGAAAATGCTGGCGTTGGAGTAAACATCACTAGCTGGACTATCAGCAGCCAAGCTCGGGATGAAGCTGATGCGATCCTGCAAACATTTACTGTAACGAAGACCGATGCCGCCAACGGCGCTTTTACCGTTTCCGCTACAGCCGCGCAAACCGAACTTTGGCCTATCGGAAGCTACCAGATGGACATTGAGTTCATCGAGGGCGGCGGTGAGGTCAACTCCACCGAGACATTTACGCTGTCTGTTCTCCGCGACATTACAAGGGATTAATCATGGCTATTTACACAGTAAGCATTACGGACGGCACAACGCTTGCGAACCTAGCTGTTTCCGCTGGTCGTGGCCCTAAGGGCGACGGCTTTACTGGCGGCTCCTACAGTTCCAGCACTGGTCAAATAACATTCACTTCCAATGACGGCATTGGTTTCTCAACGTCTGACATCAGGCCGGAGATAACCGCAGCGGTTGCGGCAGCGGAAGCGGCCCAGGCTGGTGCGGAGACGGCAGAGGCTGGCGCTGAAGCCGCTCAAGCTGCAACTGAAAGCATCTTTGACCAGTTTGGCGACCAATATCTTGGGCCAAAGGCATCCGATCCTACAGTTGACAACGATGGAGACCCGCTTACCGAGGGCGACATCTATTTCAACACTACAGATAGCGTTTTAAAGTTCTATTCAGGGTCGGCATGGGTTGCGCCGGAAAGCATTGCTACCACTGCGGCCAGCGATGCGCAGGCAGCGCAGGCAGCATCGGAAGCCGCGCAGGCTGCCGCTGAGACTGCTGAGACCAATGCTGAGACTGCTGAGACCAACGCGGCGGCTTCGGCGGCGGCGGCTTCTTCCAGCGCCTCTGCTGCTTCGACAAGCGCAAGTGAGGCTGCTGCATCTGCCGCCAGCATTAATTTGAGTAGCATTGACATCGACGGCGGCACAATTGACGGTACTGTGATCGGCGGGTCCACACCGGCTGCGGGTAGCTTTACGACTGGCTCGTTTACTGGCAACGTAACCTTCGGTGACAACGACAAAGCCATCTTCGGCGCTGGGTCTGATTTGCAGATATGGCACAATGGTGCTGACAGTTTTATTGCGGATGCTGGAACAGGTGATTTATACATTCGTGCAAATGATAACCTATTCTTACAATCAACATCAACAAATGAGAATTTCCTAAAGGCTGACAGTGAAGGCGCAGTTACCCTCTACTACAACAACGCAGCCAAACTCGCCACCACCAGCACAGGCATTGCTGTAACAGGAAACGCTACCTTTGCAGATAATGGTAAAGCCATCTTCGGCGCTGGGTCTGATCTAGAGATTTACCATGATGGGTCGAATAGTATTATTGATGAAACAGGCACAGGCAACCTTAAAGTTGTAGCGCAGGACTTTATATTAAACTCTCAAACACCTGCAAATATGATTACGGCGTATCAAGGTGCTGCTGTATCTTTGTTTTATAATGGCTCCGCCAAACTCGCCACCACCAGCACAGGCGTAGACATCACGGGTACTTTGACCAGCGATGGGCTGACTGTGGATGGTGCTATTGCTTTTAACTCAACTGCAACTTTTTCAGATGGTAGTGAATCCAGATTTGGTGCCGATAATGACATGGCGTTGTTCCATTCAGGTGGCGTAAATCACATACGAGTAAACTCAGGCATCTTTAAGTTACGAGCAGACGATATGCGTTTTACTGCTCAAAACGGGACATCCAACAAATTAACTTTAGACAGCAACGGCGACATCTCCTTCTACGAGGACACAGGCACCACGCCAAAGTTCTTCTGGGATGCGAGTGCTGAGAGCTTGGGCATTGGGACGAGTTCGCCAGCTACATCTGTTAGTGGGTCTGCGCAAGGTTTAGCTATACAGCACAGTAATGTTGCGTACATGAGTTTGGACAACACTGGTTCATCGGGCCGTAGATAT